AAGATGATTCAGAAAGATATATCAATACACTTGAATATAATCTATCTGGAAATAAAAAACATAAATGGTCAGAGGCTAAAGTAACAAACTCTGATGCTCCAATTAAGAAAGCAAGAGATTGTGTAGACTTTAAGTATAAGCCAGAAAATCTTGGACCAAGAGATGAAGACAACAGTGACTTAATTGATTTGCATGATGAAATATATAAAAAGCTAAAGACATGTGTAGATGATTATGCACAGTATTGGGGAATAAATGTAACATATTATGAAGCATTTAACTTTGTAAAATATGAAGGAGAAGGAACTCACTTCAATATTCATGCTGATCATGGACCAGCATATAACTGTACCGTATCTGCCGTAATATATATTAACGATGATTATGAAGGTGGAGAGATTAAGTTTCCAAGATTAGACAATTTTGTTCATACCCCCAAAGTTGGAGATATAGCAATATTCCCTTCAAACTATATTTACGAACATGCTTCTTTACCAATGAAATCTGGAACAAAATATTGTGTTGTCATTATGACAGACATCAATCTTTTAGGTCACACAGGAAATTAAAATAGGAGAAAATATGAATACAGAAAATCAAATATCACAGCCTTGGAGTAGCTACGAAGAAGTAGCTCCTGGAATTGTTGTTTATCACGATGTGCTACCAACCGATTTAGATATTATCAATAGACTAGAGTCTGTCTTACAACCACTGGGAACGCCTGGGTATGCATGGCAGCCAGCTTATGTAGGCTATCAGCAATTGATGCCAGACTACAGAGACTGTGTAGATTTTAAGTTTAAGAAAACAGATATTGAAAATGATAAATCAGAAAGCTCTATTAAACTTCAGGGTATTTGGCAAGACTGTTATGATAGACAAAAGTTAGCAGTAGAAGACTATTGTAGAAGATTCAATATTCATAACTTAAAGTATTGGGAAGCTTTTAATTTTATTAAGTATGAAGCGGGTCATCATTTTATGGAACATCATGATCATGGGTTTTCATATAACTGCACATTGTCTTTAGTTGCTTATATAAACGATGATTTTGAAGGAGGAGAGCTTTTCTTTAGACTACAAGGAATTACGTATGTTCCAAAAGCTGGAGATGTTGTATTGTTCCCGTCTAATTTTATGTATCCACATCAGGCCAAAGTTGTTCACTCTGGAACAAAGTATTCATTAGTAACAATGCTTGACTATAGTAGCAAGTTCCATACACCAGAAATGTATCAAGAAACTGGATCATAATGTCAATTATCACAGCCTATAAAAAGACATCAATGGCATTTAATATAGAGCCAATGTCAATAAAGCGTGACTGGATGGATGAAACTCCACAAGGTCATGCTTATAGGTGTCATCCAGTAACTTCTGCCAATGTTATTGGTTGGAGTATTTCTTCGCCAGTAGACATTAAGTTTATTTGGAACGGTATTAATGACACAAGTAATACAACTGTAACAATTCTAGAAGGTCAAGACTACGTATATACTGGGAGAGGACAGTCTTCGGTTAGCTTTAATACTGGATTTATCTTAAGAACAAATCAAGATGTAAGCGTCTTAACTATTACACCTCAAAACTATTTTAATCCAGATATAGAGGTTATGTCTTCGTTAATATCTACATCATTTTTAAATACTGATTTTCCATTAGCTATTAAATGTATGACGGCAAATAAAGAAATAACTATTAAAGCGGGAACTCCAATAGCAACTATAATCCCTATATCTTTAACTTCTTTAAAAGATGAATCAGTTGAAATTATTAACTTTGTTCACACTCAGAAATACTCTGACGCTCTTAGTGCATATGGTGCAGCAGCTCAAGAAATAAATAAAATGGGGGAATGGACTGACTGGTATAGAAATGCCGTCAATGAAAAGGGTGAGTCAGTGGGAGCTCATGAAGTAAAAAACTTAAAGCTTAGTGTTGTTGACAATACAGGAGTTAATAATGAAAATAATTGATTTTATAAGTAATAGGCCTTGGCTAACTAAAGACAGTAAGTCAAAACCAGTTCCAATCTCAAAGTCAATGCCACAATGGTATAAAGAGGCTGATAGGTTTGCAAAGATGCCAAATGGAGAATATTGGATTGGACCAGATAAAGGAAAGATTCCTACTTGGAAAGCCTGTCCTGCTATTCTTGATATTTTAACAACAGGTTACAGCTTGGTTACTCCATGTGATATAGAGTTTTTCTTAGATGATGCTGGGCAGATTGATGTTAAAATTGAAGATCCAATGTATAAAGATTTTGCTACAAGAAGAACCCCTATGCCACAATTTCGTCATCCAGAAGGATACTACAATTATCATTTTGCATGGATGCCAGATTGGGCAGTAAAAGTTCCAGAAGGATATAGTGTTTTATACGTATCTCCATTTAATCGATATGATCTTCCTATCATGACAGTTTCTGGAATTATTGACAATGATAAGGTCAATCTTCCTGGGTCATTCCCATTTTTTGTACAAGAGGGTTGGACTGGGGTACTTCCAGCAGGAACTCCATATGCTCAACTATTGCCATTTTTAAGGGAAGACTGGAAATCTGAAATAACAATTCCAACATCATCACAAATGATGAATCATAATATAGAAAATAGCAAAAAGTATCGTGTTCCAGATGGCGGAGTATATCAAAAAGAAGTCTGGACTAAGAGACTCTACGAATAGAAAATGGTATAATAAAATATGGAACAAAACAAAGACTCATACACAGTAGTCAAAAGAACACCATCTATAACTCCGTCTGGCTGGTTTGGAGATAGCAAAGACATGATTGTTGAGCTAGAGAATTTTATGACCCAAGAAGAGATAGAGTTTTTAGAAAAAGCTGCTAAGTCTTTAACTATTTGGGATGTAACCGAAAGTCACATGAATGAAAATGGAACAGTTACTTATGACTCAAACTATTGGAAAGATAGAGTTGCTACTCAGCCAACCTTAGATAAAAATGATCCAAAGATATCTCCAATAATTGCAGGATTGTTTCAAAGGCTAAGGCCAATTATTGAAGAATTCTATAAAGTAGAGGTTTTTCCAACTGGAACAACTATCGTTAAATGGCTTCCAGGACAACTTCAAAATCCTCATGCCGATAAAGAACTTCATGAAGGTCCTGATGCTGGGACACCTAATGACTTTCCAAACTATGACCTTTCAAGTTTGTTTTATCTAAATGATGACTACGAAGGTGGAGAATTATACTTCCCACTACAAGGAGTTCAGTTTAAGCCAAAGAAAGGTGCTGCTTATTTCTTTCCAGGAGATAAGAACTATATTCATGGTGTTACTGAAATTAAAAGTGGTTTAAGATTTACATGCCCATTTTTCTGGGAAATTACAAAACACACAGGAGAAAGACAGCCATGAACTTAAATAATAAAAAAAGACTAACAAAGGATATTGTTGTTTACGAAAACTTTATTAGTGATGAAGAGTGCAAGAAAATGATTCAAGCCCTTGATGCTCAAGCAGACAATGGGGCAATTTCTTGGATGCCAATATCATTTTATGAATCATACTCTTCTGTATTGCCACAAGATAATGATAAAGAATTACTTGATGCTGGATTATCTCCAACTATTTTTTCAGACATTGAAAAAACAATGCCAGAGGCAATTGCTTCAGTCCATGACCTTGATCCAAAAATAATTTCTAAGATTGGATACCACACACAAAAATGGGAGCCAGGAGCATACGCAAGAATACACTCAGATAATACAGATGCTGAAGGAAATTCAGGAGCATTTACAAGAAGCCGCTATGCAGGTTTTCTATATCTAAATGATGACTTTGAAGGAGGATTGCTTAAGTTTCCAAGTCATAACATAGAGATTAAGCCAGAAGTTGGAATGCTTGCTGTTTTTGATGGGGGATTTAATAATATGCATGAAGTATCTCTAATAGAAAGTGGAGTAAGATACACTATCGGATCTTTCTGGGACGATAGAGAAGAGTCTGATTATCCACAAGAACTAAGAGATGCTTGGGCAGAAGAAATGAAAGCAACAAGAGCACAACAAGAAATTGAAAGAGCAGAATGGCAAGACCTTCTAAAAGAAGGTTGGAAGCTTGATGCATCTGGAAATAAATATAAGATGGAAGATATTGCAAATGATTGAATCATTAAAGAAACAGCTGATGGACAGCGGGTATGTAGTTAAAGATATTACTCCAGAATTATTTTCTGTTGAAGACTTTTTATCACAAGATCAAATAGATATCTTTTGGGATATTATAAACAGCACATCTCAAGAAGACTGGGAAATAGAATATCATGCAAACTTAAAAAACTTTTGTATGCAAAAATTTGGCAGAGATGATGTTGATAATTTAGTTGCTGAAGGCAAATTTGAGATTACTCAAAATTGGAAAGATAAAAATTTTAATATATTGCATCATGAAATATATAGACCAATGTATGATGGTTTAAACGCAATGGTTGTAAAGGCTGACCCAGAATTAATTCTAAGTGGTTTTGCAACAATTCAAAGAATGCAATCAGGGGTAGAACTAAAATCTCATACTGATCAAAAAACAGACCCTTCCATACAATATGCTACAATTGTTTATATTAATGACGACTATGTAGATGGTGAGTTATTTTTTCCAAACCTTGATATTCAGTTAAGGCCTAAACCAGGAACTATGCTGTTTTTCCCAGGTAACGAAAAATATGAACATGGCGTAAAGCATGTGGGAGATGGACCAATAAGATATGTCCTTGTTGGCTTTATCAAAGAAAAAGATCACTATCAAAAGAATAGATACTAGGAGGCACTAAATGGATAGAGAAATACTTGAAGAAAAGGTTTACTATTACACAAATGTAATTGAAGACTCAAAGAAACTTGTTGAAGCAATTGAAAATGACAATAAAGATCCTTGGGGCGAATGGATGGCATGCAGTGGACAAGAGTATATCTATGGAACAGACAAGAGCATCTCTCAAGCAGACCCCTCAGATGAAAAAAATACTTATATTTATTCAACATTACAAAAAGCTTTTGATGATGTAGCAAGAGACTATGCTGCAGCCCAGGGTATAACAGATGAACCCAAACTATTTCCAATGTATCCAATTAAAAAATATAAGGCTGGTACATTTATGGGGGCACACTTTGATCAACAAGAAGGAGACGAAAGACTAAAAGTTTCTTTTGTTATGTACCTAAATGATGATTATGAAGGTGGGGAAATATCTTTTACTATTGCTTCTCCAGGAGGAATATTAACAGAGGCAAGACCCCCAGCAGATTTTGCGGGAGCCGAAAAAGGATTAAACTATACTTTTGCTGTAAAGCCAAAGGCTGGAAGCATTATTGTATTTCCGCCATCTCCTCCATATCACCATACTGCACACTTAGTAAAGAGTGGCGAAAAGATTATGGTACCCCAGCACTGGATTCATTAACATGAAAACAGCAATTGTAACTGGAGCAAGCAAAGGCGTAGGGCTAGCAACAGTTAAACGGCTGTCTGAAAATGGCTATAAAGTTATTGCTGTTTCAAGAAACCTACTTAAGGTATCTGAGTTAATATCTGATAATGTTGAGGTATATAATCTAGACATTACAGACTCTAAAGCAATAGAAATATTCTTTGAAAAATATAAAGATATTACGTTAGACCTATTGGTTAATAATGCTGGTGGAGGGTCTGGACCAACTCATATTATTAATGAGACTCCAGAAAACTTTAGAAGAGCCTATGACATCAATGTTACTGGCCCTATGTATTTGTCTCAACTTTTTGTTCCTTGTATGGAAAGATCACCATCTCCAACTATTATCTTTATTACATCTTTTGGTGGCAAAGTTCCTTATCGTGGGGGAGGAAATTACACAAATGCCAAAAGAGGTGAACGTGGCCTAATTGACACAATGAGGCTTGAGTTCCCTCAATTTGGTATCAAGATTACAGAAATTTGTCCTGCAACTATTGATACCCAAGAACAAAAACGGGACCAAGCGTTAACGGCAGACGATTTAGCAGAAGCAATTTACTGGGTAGGATCATTACCAAGTCATGTTAATATAAATGAAATTGAAATTTGTCATATCAACAGCAGCAGATATAATTAAAGGAATACCGCAATGAACATAATAAAACACGCAGAGGGTGTTTACGAGATTGAAGGACTCTTATCTGAAGAGCAAAGAGTTGCTTTTTTGTCTAAAGCTAAATCAGATTTAGACTGGAATACAACACACATAGGAAATACACTTAAAGATATGGGTAATGAATTATGAGTTGATAATTTATTTAGTTTCGTGCTTTAATTGTAAGTAATCCATAACTTATAATTCATAACTCATCTCTAAATGATGAGTCCGTCCTTTAATCTAATCGTTCTATCTGTTAAGGCTGCAATATCATTTTCGTGAGTTACTAAAACGATTGTTTTCCCTTGCTTGTTGATTTCTTTAAAAATATCCATCACTTCAATCGACGTTTGAGAATCTAAAGCGCCTGTTGGTTCATCTGCAAAAATAACTTTTGGATTTCCTATTAAAGCGCGGGCAATAGCTACACGTTGTTTCTGTCCACCGCTCATTTCGCTTGGTAAATGATGTGCCCAATCTTTTAATCCCACTCTATCTAAATATTCGAGAGCTTTTATATTTCGTTCTTTACGCGATACTTTTTGATAATACAAAGGCAAAGCGACATTTTCCATCGC